TCAGCCCGGCGTGGAGGCAAGCTGCTGGCGCAGCGATTCGATCGCCGTTCCCTGTTGCTCAAGCTTTGCGGCGACGCATTGAATCGCCGCGATCGTGCGCGCAAAAACCGAGGTGTAGTCCACCGCCTGGTAGGCCTCCGTCATCCTGGCCTGCGCAGCCTGGTCGCCTGCATCGTAAGAAGGCATAGCCACCATGCCATCCTTCTCGCCGACCACCGCATCCGGTATGACCTCCTGCAGTTCGTGCGCAAGCACGCCGGCAATAAGACGCTCGCTCGGATCATTGATCAATCGATAAAGGACGATGCGCGTGGCCATCAGCGAGGCCAGCGCTTCAGCGCGATCGAGCTCGCGTTCAACCTGCTTGAGTCGATGATCCGACTGCGTCAGCGTGCCGTTGATGGTCATATTGCCGTTGGACGAAATCTGGCATACCCCGGTCATGGGCCCATCGTTCGTGCCGAAGCCGATGATGAGATTGCCGAAGTTCGACCATAGCCCGATGTTGTAGCCGCCGTCCTTGATGCCGTAGCCCCCGCCGAACTGGCCGCTGGTGGTCATGCTCAGCGTATAGGCGCCGGTGCCGGGAGAAGAGGGAATATTGCGGGTGACGATGCCGGGATAAGTCACTGTCCAGAAGTTGCCGGTATCCGCACCTACCTGCAGCGTGCCGCCGGCGGCGCTGAGCTTGCCGGACACGGCAAGCGGTCCGGCGACAGCACCGCCCGCCTTGGGCAGCGCGCTGTCGGCCGTGCTCTTGGCCGCCGCGGCCGCGGCCTTGGCGGCATCGGCCGTGCTCTGCGCGGTCGTGGCGCGGGTATCGAGCTCGGAGAAATTATTGTTGCACTTGAGGTTGGCGGTGCGGCTGGTATCGCCGTCTTCGCCCTTTGGCGGCGTGCCGAGGTTAATCAGTTCGATGGACATGTCGTTTCCAGAGTGCGGTTGAAGTGATCGATAAAGCGCGCCATGCCTGGCGTCACGACAGCAAAAGCTTCTGCTCAAGCGCCGCAATGCGCGCCAACGCCTGCTGCAGAAGCTCGTCGCTGTGCTTCCAGGCAGCGATCAGGTAGGGCACCGCGCCGATATAGTTGACGTTCTGCAGCACCGGCTCGTCGTGCTCGACCGATACCGGCGGCGTGTAACCCGCCGGCTCCGTGCCGGGTTCATAGGGCGTCGTATCACCCTCCAGGCGGGCTACCTTGCGCACCGCATCCTTCGTTCCCTCGACCAGCAGCGGGAGCTCCTGCGCAAGCTCGTGGGCGATCATGCCCGCGCGGCGCGACGCACCCGATGGGTCGCGATTGTCGGTGTACTCGATCGGGCGTACGGCCCTCAGGCTGGACGCGGCGGCCGCACTGTCGATATCGACCACGCCACTCTTGATGCGGTAGTCGGAGTTCTGCGCCAGCGTGCCGGCGAAGGACGCATTGCCCCATTCGTAGAACTGAAAAGCGTTCGTCGTAGCACCCACATGCATGCTGAGCATGGGATGGCTGGAGTCGGAACCGCCTTCGTAAGCCTCGATCCCCGCCAGATGGCGCACGCCCCAATGGGTCGCGCGGGCGATCATGTAGGCCGAGGCATTGCTCTGTGCATCGACCTGCAGCGCCGGCGTGCGGTTCTGCGACCAGTCGGTCCACGAACCGCCGATGCCGCGGTCGACTCCAGTATTGGAGACGCGGTAGCAGAATTCATTGGGCACGCCGGCCTTGCCGATGCTGCCGGTAAAGATCGGGTTGGCGGCGGGCAAGGCACGGTCGCCGGTTGCCTTGGCGGCATTCGCGGTGCTGTTTGCCGTGGCGGCCAGCTGGCCGGCGCTGTCGGCTGCAGCTTGCGCGGTCGTGACGCGGCCGTCGAGGTTGCTGAAGTTATCGTTGCACTTTTCCAGCGCGGTGCGGTTGGTGTCGCCGCCTTCGCCTTTCGGCAGAACGCCGAGATTGATCAACTGAATCGCCATGTGGTTTCCATGCAAATGCGGCCCGAGCACGAGGCGTGCGCAGGCTGCGGGTAGTGGTCCGGCGCGTCGGCTCAGGGCTCGGCTTTCGCGGTCCAATGACCGCACAAGAGCGACGCCCGCCAGAGGATCGTCCCGCCTAAGCGTCAGAACTCGGCGCGAAAGAGAATGGCTTGCAAGCGATCGAGCTGCGCCATGGCGCCTGCCGACGGTGTGCCTGCGCTTATCGAACCGACGATGTCGACCTGCACGCGCCGGTTGTCGCCATTGCACGAGGTGATCTGGGGGTTGTTCATGGTGTAGATCGCGACTTGGGTCGACTCGACCTCGATGGTATTTACCAGCAGCGAGCCATCGGGCAACCGCCGCATCGGCACCTCGAAGTCGTTGAACAGGCGCACGCTGGTGGCCGAACCCCATCGGCCGATGATGAAAGCCTTGCTCGTCGTGCAATAGCGCTTGCACAGCAACTCTTCCACTGCAAACGGCCGGTCGTCGAAATCGGTGGCGATGACACCGCCTTCGAGCTGCATCATGGCGAAGTCCAGATAGCCCGTGGTGGCCCAGGCGCCGAGCGGAGCGAAGCTGGAGCCGTCGCCGTTGTCCTGCTTGTAGAGATACAGCGCGAGCGACAGGCTACTGTTGTCGCCGATGGTCTTGCCCGCCACCGACGGCACCGGGAAGCTGAAGGTGAAGCGCTGCCAGGCCGTGTTGACCGCGAAAACGGTCTGCGCGGCAACTACCGCCGCCGAACCGCCCGTGCCGAAATTCTGCTGCAGCATAAAGCCGACGTTGCGCACTGAATCCGACTTCAGCCAGACCGAGAATGTCGCGGTGCCGCCGGCGAAGGTCGAGACATCCTCGATGTATTGCAGTGTCCGTATCATCGGTCCCGCGCCGCCCTGCGTGCCGAGCGCGGTGGCCTGCAGCCGGGCGAAGTATTTGGGATTGCCGGGCACCGCGGTCTGTCCGGGCGCGAAGGCCTGGCGGTTCAGGGTGATGGTCGAACTGCCGCTGCCATTCGCGCCGTTGTAGGCCTGGCCGAGATAGCGGTCCGGTCCCCAGGCGATGGCGTTGGCCGACGATGCGGTGGCGGTGGCGCCGGCCTGCCAGACGTCGAGCTTGCCGTTGATGATCTTGTTCTTCATCGACTGCACCGACATCGCGCCGCCGTACAGATCAGCGAAGTTGTGCTCGGTCTTCTCCCACGCCATGCGATTGGTATCGCCGTCCTTGCCGTCGGATTGCGTGCCGAGGTTGATGTGTTGTTGTGCCATTAGAAATGTCCAAGAGGAGGGTCGCTGTCAGCAGTTTCGAGAGACGCGTATAGGCGGATCGGCTGCGGATCTAGTACTCCGCCTCAAGAAGAAAAATGTTTGCGCCAACGTTATTGATGAGCACAGGCTGTCCGGCGATGAGTCCCGAGAATCCGGTAATGGCTGTGGTGATGCCTTGCGGGGTGATACCCGGGGCGGAAAGTGCGCAATTTGAGCCTGCTATCCAGGCTGGCCCAGCCAAGAGTTCATACGTCGATGCGGAAAAGCTCGTCTTCAGCAATGTTGCAGAGGGACTGGCCCGCATCGTGGGCCACTGGCCGGCGAAAAGAATGCTGGTTGTGCCGAGCGTTAAGCCGGTCAACCCAGCACCGTTGACGATTCGAGCGTATCGCTGACAGAGGCCAAGCTCGATACCGGGCGGCCGGTCATCAAAGCTCGTCGCATATGGCCCGATTTCAACTTGCACGCGCGCGATGTCGAATACACCGGACTGCTGGCCAATGCCGCCGGATCGGGCGTTGTAGGTGCCGCCTGCGTCCAGCCAGAAGTTCAGCGATGTCGAATCATTGGCGTTGGTGCCAAGAGACAGTCCTGCGATAGAGGGCAGAATGAAGGTAAGGATGAACTTCTGCCAGGTCGTCAACAGCTGTACAGCCTGGCCCGAGCCGGAAACTTGAGCGCTCGGGCTTCCGCCGCTTCCGGGATTCTGATCGAAGCTAACGCCCATCTTGCGCGCCGCATCTGCCTTGGCCCAGAAGGATACAGTGACGGTTTGATCGCTTAGCCGAAGAGCATCCTCCATGAACTGCGCGAGGATGGAGCAGTTGCCTGCCCCTGCGACCGAGGAAACCGCGCTCCTGACAAAGTACTTCGGGTTTTTTGGAACGTCAGTCTGTCCGGGCTGGAACTGCTGGCGGCTGACTGTCATAGCAGAGCCTGGGCTCAATATTTTCCAGCGATCGGCTGTGTAGGCGTAGCCGGTGGTAGCGAAACCGCTGGTGCCACGTTGCCAGATATCGAAATCGCCATTAATCAACAGATTCTTAAAGGAGAGGGTGGCGAGGGAACCGCCGTATAACTCGTTGAAGTTTGCCTCGGCTCTCTCCCATGCGGCGCGATTCGTATCACCGTCCCTACCGTCAGATTGCGTACCGAGATTGATGTGCTGTTGTGTCATTTGGTCGGGTCCAAGAAACAAGCCGCCCTGCGGCGGCTCATCGAAGTTAGTCGTCGGCCGGCCATTAAGCTCGGCAAGCCATCTGATCGGTGCCTCAGTAGTTCGTCACATCAATCACCATGAACTGCGCCGTGTAATACATGAAGCTCGCAGGGGTAGTTGTGTCGACTACAATCAACGTTGATGCCATGGTTTCTGCATTAATGCTTGCGCCGTAGATGCGAACGTTCTTCGCCGGAGGTTCCGCTCGCAGCCCCCAGTCGTTAAATATGCAGGCGTAATCGCGCCCGGGCGTATATGCCTTCGTCGTACCGGAAGTCACCTGGAGGAAATCGACCACGCGTAGGTACTTGCTTCCCGTCGCGTCGAAAGTGAGATTTCCTGTGCTGTCGAAGACTTCCAGGCCATAGCGCGAATCTGAAAGCACAGGCACATCGAAGATGTAATAGGGAACCTGGGCTCCGGTCGCCATGCTGGCATATATCCGGAAGCCGAAGGTCCCATTGCCTTGATTCGTTACATTGGCGGTGCTTCCAAAGCTGGTCTTGGTCGCGATCATGGGCATCGTCAGGCCGCTAGCCGTGAAATCGACATACGATCCGAAGCCCGCGGTTCTGTCTGTCGTCGCGATGCTCTTCGAGCGCAATGCGAGGTTGCGGTAGGTACTGTCGATGGTCACGGTCTGGCCATCCGCATTGAAGATCTGCAGGCCTGCCTCGCTCATCAAAAGACTCCATAGAAGAGAGTGACTGCGACCGGATTAGTCACGAACGGCCGGGGTACCCAGCTGATGACATTGCCGTTGACGGATACTGTCGGCCGATAGTTGCTGGTGACGTTAGGTACGATCATCCACCAGACCGATCCCTGCGTCGCATTGGCTACAGTCAGCTGATTTCTGTCTCCTGCGGGAATCTGTGCGCTTCCCGTCATGCGGCAAAGCCGCGTCGTCACATCGATCAGCAGGTTGCCGCTACCGTCGAAAGCCTGAAATCCCTGTGCCATCACCAGATCCCCATGCGCACGCGCAGCACGCCGCTGCCGTCGAAGACCTGAATCAGGCTGTCGTTGATGGTCAGATAGCCTCCGCCTGCCGGGCCCGTCATGGTGAGCGAGCCGTTCTTGTCCAGCTTCCAGCGCGGTGCGCCGCCGGCGCCCGTGGCGGTCGACTGGATGATGCTGCCGATCTTGGCGTTGTCGATCCAGCCATCGCCGATCAGCGCCTGCCGGATATACGTTTGCCCGTTTTGAATGACAAACGGTGCAGTGACATTGTTGTTGGCGGTATTGATCACCGCGAAGCGGTCAGCCTGGAACAGTGCCTGCGATTGGTAGGAACCATCGGGCTGCTGCTCTACGCCCAGGCCCATGCCGGCACCATAGATGCGTCCGTCCGAGGAGACCTGGCACTTCACCGTCCAGGTCGCACTGATCTTCCCGTTGAGATCTACTACGGCCTGCGAGGTCTGCTGCACGGCGGCGCTGGTGTCGTTCACGGTGGCCTGTACCAGGTCCACGCGCTTGGCCATGGAACGATCGCCATCCTGCACGGCATCCAGCAGCGTCCAGGTGCCGGCGAAGTGTCCGCTGTCGCCTGCCCATTCGCTCGCGTCGCCTGCCATCTCCGAAGTCGCCAGATCGACGCCTTCGAGAATCTGCTGCCCCAGCTCCGTCTGTTCGATCAGCCCGGCGATCACCGGCTCGTAGTCGGCTTGGCTGCTGCTCGACTGGGCGGGCAGGCCTGCGCCGTTGGGATAGAACGCGCCGACATTGCCGGTCTTGTCCACCAGCCGCACCCAGAAGTAGAACGACACGCCCGCTGCCAGGCCATCGATCTCCAGCGAGTTCTGCGGATAGGCAAGGTCGGCCATCTTGGTGGCGTCTTGCAGATTCGGCGTGGTGGAACGCCATACCTCGGTCCGCTGGGTGTCATCGGTGCCGGCGGGGAAGCTCCAATCCAGATGGATGCCCCACACTTTCGACGTGGCCTTCAGTGTGGCGACCACCGGCGGTGCGCCGGTCTTGCCCAGCACCTCCGTTGCTGCCGACAACGCCGGCAACGACACCACGCCACCCGGGCTGACCGCACGAACCCTTGCGATATAGGTGCCGGTGTAGATCCCTTCCACATCGACGGACAAACCGGACGTGCGACCCGCGCTCACCCACTCGCCATCATTGCGCCGCCATTCCACTTGGTAGCTGGTGGCGCCCGACGCGGCATCCCACGCAATCGTCACCACATTGGTGGCAATGCCCTGCGTGATCACCACATGCCCATTGAGCCGCACGTTCGCCGGCGCTGCCTGCGTCGAAGCGGGCAGCGAGCTGATCGGCGGAATCTGGATGATCGCGCCGTTGTCGATCGCCTCGAACTTGCCCGCTACGTGCTGCAAGGCGGTGATGATGTAGCTGATATCGCTGGAGGACTTGTCCTCGGTCACTGCCAGCACGCGATAGGTCTGGGTGGCGAGCGTGTCGCCTTCCACCATCCAGACGGCTTCCGCTTCCGGCTGCACGGAGAAACCCGGGGCAGCAACGGTCAGTTGCGTGCCATTGATGGCCGTGACGGTCTGCGTCTCCGACACGCCGGTGGACAACATCACGGTCAGCCGATCGCCAACCGCCATCTGCTCCGGCGCTTTGTCCACCGTAACGACGGTACGCGTGGCCTGATGGATGCGACCGCCCTGCCGCTTGCCCGCACGGGCCGGATCGGCGATGCGGATGATCTGGCCGGGGGCCGCAACAGTGCCGTCCAAGCCGACCTTGAAGGTCACAGTGTCGGTTTCCAGCCGCGAAGTGAGCAATACCCACTGGCCGGCACGCTGGGCCTGCGCCTGCGAGGTGCAGCCGAAGGCGGTCAGCGTGGTCTGCTGGATGCCGTAGCGGGCCAGGCCCGTGTGATCCTCCACATACTCGACCTTGGCGCGATAGAAATCGCTCGGATCGTTCCAGGTGACCAGCGCGGTGGTGTATCGCGTCTTGCGCGTGCTGGCCGCGTAGGTGAACTGGCCGCCGATCACATTGGCCGCGGTATACGCATACACCGGATCCGCCGGCATATCGGCCGAGGCAGTAATGGCGCCGCCGGTCCAGAAGGAGATGCCGCGGAACACGCTGGCCAGATCGCCCAGCAGCTTGTAAGCGTCACTTGCGGTCTGCAGAAACACATTGCAGGTAAAGCGAGGCTCGGTACCGCCCTTGCCGTCGCTCACCGGCTGGTCGCAATACTGCGCGATGCGGTACAGCTCCCACTTATTGATCTGCGCGGCGGTGATCAGGTGACCCAGGCCGTAGCGCGGATGCGTGGCCAGGTCGTAATAGATCCAGGCCGGGTTGTCCGTCCAGGCCGGCTTGAAGCTGCCGTCCCACACGCCGCTGTACGTGCGCGCCAGCGGATCGTAGTTGCCAGGTACCTGGATGACGCGGCCCCACAGATCGTAGGCGCGGCTGGGGATATTGCTGAACTGCGCGGCGTCGCCGGAAATGCCCAGAAGCGCGCTGTTCGGATAGCGCAGCTTGGCGTCGATCACCTCGGTATAGCTATCGATGGTGGTGGTGTCGGCGATCGACGAGCTGTTGGCATTCGGCGTGATACGCGTGACGCGCACATTCCAGCCAGTCTGCGCCGCCGGCAGGTCGATGCGGTGGCTGCGCTGGTACTTGCTGGTGGTCTTGCCGGTGATCGCACCGTTGTAAGCCAGCTGCCAGGCGCCGCTATCGGTCTGCACCTCGATTCGGTACTGCACCGAGTAACCATTGATATCGCCGTTGGACGTATTGGCCTTGGACAGGCCCGGCACGCCGATGGTCACGCGCACGGCCGACAACGCGGTATTGCTCAGCGAACGGATCCACGGCGTGCTCTGCTTGAGCTCCACGCCGACGTTGATCTCATTCTCCACCGCTGGATAGCCAGGCACTTCCTCCTGGTCCTGCGTGCCGGTGCGCGTTTCCACGTGCACGTTCTGGAAGTTGAGCGAGCCGTCCGGATTGGCCAGCGGGGTCTCGTCGAGATAGATCGACTGCAGTCCGTTGACCAGGCCGCCGATCTCGCCTTCGCTGACCAGGTCCAGGATGCGGAAATAGGCGATCGAACGCAGGCTGTCCGGCGATTCGACGGGCGTGCGCTGGCTGCCGCCGCCCTTGGCGCCTTGAAGAGTGGAAGTCATGTCTACCTCTCGTAGAAGTTCTTGAGCACGCGGCCGTTGAGATTCACGCCACCGCCGACGCCTGCGGTGGCCGGTGCGTAGTCCTCGGCGTGGATGCCGGCGGAGACCACGGCGGAGCCGACGATCAGGCGACCGTAGAGCACGGGCACAGGATTGCCCTGCGCTTGAGTGTTGACGGCGCCGTTGAAAATGTAGCTGGGTTGGTTGTCGGGGCGGTCGCCGGATTTGGGAGCCTTGGGTTGCGGCGAGAGGAGCTGCACGACTCCTCCAGCGATCATCGAGACACCCATCGACATCAGATAGGAACCCCAGACGCCTCCTCCAAGCGCTTCTCCCCAGGGGGTGTAGGCGCCAATGGCACCTACAATGACGAGGACCGCACCGAGAATGATGTTGAAGACGCCGCCGCTCTTGCTACCCAGAAGGATCGGCGCAATACGGATGTCATCGTTGCCGGATGGCTCGTGAAGCTGTTCTTCCTTCAGGTTCCTCTTGCCGACGAATACCGAGAATCCGAGGCCCCTATCCTTGGCCGAAAGCAGGAACTCCCGAAAGCCTTTCAACTGCGAGGACAAAGCAGCGATGGCTTCGGATGGCGCATTGGAGTCGAGCACAAGCCGAAACGTTCTGCCGAACTTCGAGCCGAGCACGCCATAGAGGCGCACAGTGCGTAGTTGTTGCATTGAATTCACCGTTCAATAAAAAGCCCCGCCGAAGCGGGGCTTTTGTAGTTATGGGCCACCGGATCGCCTCACCTCGCGTGGCGCGCTACCAGTCTCGTGTTCTCCACCCAGTAGCCGCCATATACATCCCGGCTCGAAAGCCGCCCGTACATGTGATGCAGCATCAGCCCATCGCCCAGATAGACACCGGCATGATTCGGCACCAGATTGCGGCTGCGGATCTGCATCAGGATCAGATCCCCGCGCTGGATCTGCTTGACGTCGACCGGCACGAAACCGGCGGCGGCGAGGTTCTCCGTATAGAGATCGGAGCAACCGTCGTCCCACCAGTTGTCGTGCCGCATCGGATCGGGCAGCGCCAGGCTCCACTCGCGCGCATACCAGTCGCGGCACAGCGTCCAGCAATCCAGCACGCCGTGATGGAACGGCCGTCCGACCAGAGGCGCTTCGTAGCCGTTCGGCTCGATGCACGCCAGCTCGCCGGCTTGCGGCTTGCCGTCGACATCGGGCAGCACCGACACGATCCACCACGGCAGCCCGGATGCCTCGCACGCCACGCGATCGCCTTCCGATGCGCGCGCCGGGGCATCCGGATGCGAATGCATGACGGCCACGATCTCGCCGCTGTCCTCGGCCGCCGCATAGTCTTCGGCGGCGAGCACGAAATGCTCGCTGGGCGTGGTGGCGAGATTGCGGCAGGCGATATAGCGCTCGCGTCCTTTGGCCACCACCACCAGCCCGCAGGCTTCGCGCGGATAGTCGGCCACCACGTGGGCGCGGAAGGCATCCAGGGTGGCCGGGTTCATGTGCGTAGAAGACCGGCTGCGGGATAGCTGCCGAACGGAGTCGGGTTGTTCTGGCCGAAGCGCAGCTTGCACGACGACAACCGCCCACCGCACACATCCTGTGCCGGATCGCTGGTCGGCGTGTCATCCGCCTTCGCCACCGGCGGGCCGCTGTAGCCGCAGTAAGGCCCGCGATAACCGCCGCGCTGCAGCCAGCTGCAGCTGTTGGCGATGATCGTGCGACCTGGCAGCAGCTGCTGCCCGAAGTCCAGCGCGCTGGCCAGCTCGAACTGCACCATCTGGTTGGTCTCGCTGGCCTTGCGCTCGAGGAACCACTTGTCGGGTGGAAACTCCTGCGTGGCATCGGCGCTGGCATTGCCATCGGCGAAGTTGCGCGCGTCCAGATAACGGCCGAACGTGCGATGGCGCACCAGCAGCGCGCCGACCAGATCCTGGTAGGCCAGGCACAGCGCGGTGATGCGGCCATCCACATTGCCCACGCTCAGCATGGGCATCGGCGGTTTGTCGGGATTGAGCTCGAAGCCTTCGGCCTGGATCGGCCAGGGCGAATACTCCAACCCCTGCCACCAGATCGAACCGACCTGCGTGTAACCATGGAAGCGCAGCACATCGCCGGTGCCGCCGCCGGTGATCGAACGCGCGTCCAGTTCGAACAGCTCGATCTCCGCGCCAGGCTCCAGCTTCTGGATATCCGCGTAGATCGTCATGGCGCGAACACCTGCTGGAAGGTGGCGGACAGCGTGTAATAGCCCGCCGCCCGCGGCACCAGCGTGTAGCCGGCGCAGCGGAACAGCGAAACGGTGCCCAGCGGTGGCGTCCACTGGAACGAGGACGCGCCGGCGTGGCGATCGAGGAAGTCCTTGATCGGCGCCATATAGCTGCCGTCACCGTCGAAGGACAGCGGCCAGCTGTCCACGCGGTTGTTGATGCCGTCGGTCACGGTCTGGGTGTAACCGTCGCCGAACTGCGCGCTGCGCACGCGGAAGGTGGTCTGGCCCTGCGGCTCCACCTGGGGAATCCACCCGAATACTTCAGGCATGCTGCATCCTCCACAAAATGCCGCCCTGACGCTGCTCGCGCGTCATGACCTCTTTGACTTTGCCTTCCACCATCGCCGCGAGCTGGCGGCCGGCGTCGTCGCTCTGCCCTTGGGTATCGCTCTGGGCATTGCCGTTGCTGCCGACATTGACGGTGATGCTGATGTTGTTGTTGACGCCGCTGCCGCCATCGCGGCTGCTGCGCACGCCGAGGCGGCCATCGGAGCCGCGGGTGAGCGGCATGATCGCTTCGGGGCCGGCTTCGCCCATCAGGCCGGTGCCGGTGGCCATGGGGAACAGCGTGGGGCTGTTGACGATGCCGCCGCGGGCGAACGCACGCAGCTGCGTGCCGTTCTGCAGAGCCATGCCTTTGGCGGCCATCGGACCGTCGCCGAAGATGGATGCCGCATAACCGCCGGTGCTGCCGCCGAACAGCGTGCTGTACTGCGGAAGCATCGACGAGCCGCCGCCGAACATGCCGCCGATCGCGTTGCCTACCCAGCCCAGCGCGGCTCCCGCCAGCTTGGAGATCTGCGATGCCGCGGCATCGGCCAGCATCTGCCGCAGCATGTCGCGGAAACTCTTGCCGACTTTCTTGAAGTTGCCGTCCAGCACGTTGAACAGCATGTCGCCCAGCGAACCGCGGATCTTCTCGCCAGCCTGGGACGCCAGGTCGACCAGGAAGTCCGTGCTCTTGGCGGCATCGGTTTGCTTTGCCGCGGTGGTGGCGTTGCCGCCAGCATCGGCTTTCGCACCCGTACCTGCGCCCGCTGCGGCGCCCACCGCCGCCGCCGCGGCCGGAGGTTCCTTGGCGAAGCCGCCCACGAAGGCGCCCAGATAGGCATTCGGCCACAGGCGATCGGTGCTGGCTGCGCCTGCGGCCTTGACGAGTTCGTTGCCGGTGGTGTCGGCGAGGCCGCGCTTGAGGTTGTTGTACAGATCGTCGCGCGCCTTGACCCGCGCCTTGGTTGCGTCCTTGCCGTCGGCATTCAATGCCGCCAGCACGTCCTTGGAGAAGTCGTCCTTGATCTTCTTGGTCGCGTCCTCGATCACCTTGGCGGTGGGGGCGACCACCTTGGCCGCGGCCTTGGCTGCATCCTGCGTGGTCTTGGCCGCTCCGTCCGCTGCCTTGGCGGCGTTCTGCGTCGACTTCGTCGCCGCATCCACCACCTTCTGCATGTCGCCCAGCGACTTGCTCGCCTTGTTCAAGGCGCTTACGAAATTATTGAGGCTGTTGCTGTCGATATCAGCCATCGCTGCGTATCCTGTCGAGCATCATCAGCGCTTCCACTTCCCAGCGATCGAGTCGCCGGGCGGTGAGCTGCGTCCAGTGATGGAGTTCGGTATGGGTGAGCGGCGTGGGCAACTGCGCCAGCCACTCGGCCAGATAGGCCAGTTCCGCCGGGCATGCCGGGCGGTGGGCCAGCTCGGCCGGCAGGCGGCCGAGCTGGCGTTGCACCGCTTCGAGATGCCGGTGCAGCGGCTGGCCGCCCGCGCCGGTGGGGCGGGCCAGCTGCTGCTCCGCCTTCAGCCAGTCGGCAAGCTGGCGAAGGCGTTGCCGAAAAAAGCCGGGTCGTCGGCGCCGGTGCGGTCGACCAGCTCGGCGATCTGCGGGGCTTCGCGCAGGAAGGCGCGGACGTTGTCCGCCACGCACGGCTCGTCGAAGCTCCACGCCGAGACCAGCGCCGCGCGCACCGCGAGCATGCTCTGCTCCAGCGCCGCTTCGAGTTCCGCTTCGCCGCCCTGGGCCAGCCTGGCCATCTGCTGCATCGCTTCGTCGCGCGCCTGGCGGAACGCATCCGACCAGCGGCTGCGGATCTGCAGCCAGTGGTCGGTGGGCGAACCGTCGGGCAGGGTCAGGGCGAGGCGGCGGCCGTCGTTGGCGCGCTGGCGGATGGTGAAGTCATCCATCGCGCTCATGCGCCGCTCCGGGTGATGCGCAGATGCGTGCCGGTCGCGCTGTCGTACAACGCCTGGATCGGCAGCGACAGGGTGATCGGGCCGTCGTTGGCCACGTCCGCCTGGCCGCCGGTGTACTTGATGCGCGGCAGGTACAGCACGTAGCTGTTGGCGCCGTCGGACAGGGTCAGCTCCAGCGAGCTCTCGGTTTCGCCGATGAACTTCGACAGCAGCGAACCGTCCAGGAAATACGCGGTGAGCGTGCCGGTGAGGTTGCTGCGGCCGATGCTCGGCTGCAGGGTCTTGGCGCTGCCGATCACGAAGCGCGGCTCGATGCCGTTGGCAAGATCCAGCTTCAGCTCGGTGACCACACCCAGCACCTGGCCGCCTTCCTTGATCGCGCCGCTCAGCGCATCCATCGGGCGGTTGGTGGGCGCGTTGACGTAGGTGGCGCCGGTGACGGCGCTGGCGTCGACCGCTTCGGTCTGGCCGATCACGTCGAAGGTGACATTGGCGATGGCGCCCGGCTGCACGTCGAAATGCAGGCCGTTGACCTCGCAGCCGGTGTAGCGCAGGTACTGGCCGATATCGGCGAAGTTGCGTTCCAGGCTGAAGCTGGTGCGCGCGGTGCCGGCGTTGAGCACGTTGGCGGTCCAGCTGCCGCCCAGCGCGGCGGCGAACAGGTCGTCATAGGCGCCGTAGCTCAGTTCGCCCTGCACGTCGCCGCCCACCTGGATGGTGCCGTGGCGCAGGTCGGCGATCTGGCGGTCGCCGCGCAGTTCTTCGGACTGCAGCGTGTTCTTGGTCAGGGCGAGCGTGGTGCTCTTGTGGCGCAGCTGGCGGAAGGCCGGCGTGGCGGGCGTGGCGCCATAGGTGGCCTCGGCGATATAGGCGAGGCTGTGGCGGCTGCCGGTGGCGATGGTCATGCGGTGGCTCCTTGAGGAAAAGAAACGCGCGGCGAACAGCCGCGCGGGTTGGTCCGGAACGGACCGGGTCGAACAAGCGGAAAAGCGATGGCTCAGCCGTGATCGGTCCAGGCCGACCAGGCGACGATCACCGACAGGCGCAACCAGCCGTCCTTGTTGGTGACGACGCTGCGGCTGGTGCTGTTGACCAGCACCGGCAGGCCGTTGCCGTCGAGCTGGCGGCCGGCTTTGAAATAGCTGCGCAGCGTGTCGGCCAGCGTCAGCAGGCGGTCGATGCCGCCGCCGGTGGCGTCGTTGAGATCGATCTGGAAGGTGCCGGTATGGCGATCGTTGCCGGCCGCGCCGAGGCTGCCGCCGACGACCGGCAGCGGCAGCACCGACACCGCGGCCCAGGGCTGTCCCGTAGTCGGTGCGAAGTCGCGGCCTTCGTAGGCGGTGGGCAGGTTGAGTGCGGCGGCCTGGTAGCCGGCGACGAGCGCGGCATTGATGTTGGTGAAGCTCATGGCGGGTTCCCGTGGCGGAAAAAGAAAAACCCGCCTCGGTGGGCGGGTTCGTAGCGATCGCTGCAGTGCGGTGTGGTGTTGCCGTTGTAGCCAGATTAGGGGTGAAAGCGCGGAAGCGTCACTTCCGCATCGCGATGGCGGTCGGGTACGGCGAGAGGAACAGCGTGCGCTCGGCGATGCGACGGCGCAGCAGGCCAGGCAGCACGCGGCCGCCGGCATAACGCCAGCGTTCGAATTCGGCGGCGGCGCCTTCGAAGTCGCCTGCGTTGAGCTTGCGCAGCAAGGTGGAGCCGGCGAAGGCGGTGGCGCCGATGTTGAAGACGAAACTTGCCAGCGCGTCGAACGAGGCTTGCGCCAGCGGCTGCGTCACCAGCGCGCGAACGGATGCCTCGGCCGCATCCAGATCCTGGCGCAGCAGCGCATCGGCCTGCGCCGCGTCGATACGCGCGCCGGAGCGCACCTCATCGCCCGTGTGGCCATAGCCGATGGTCCAGATGCCCGCGGCATCCAGATAAGCGCAGGTGCGCAATCCTTCGAACTGCTTGATCAGCGCGATACCGAGTGCGCTGGTCTTCATCGCCGCCGCGTTCATGCGTTCAGCCTCAGCACGCGCGCGAGATTGCCGCGCGCGGCCTGCAGCAAGGTGGAAAGGACCAGCAGGATGCCGAGCTGCCACAAGGTGGTTTCTCCCGGCGCCGCATGCCCCAGCGCGATATGGATGGCCTGGCCGCCGCTGCATACGATCAGCAGCCAGGCACAGGCCGATACCCATGGGCGATAGCGCGCGTCGGGCGAGCGCCGGTAGGTGATCAGCCGCAGGCAGATCGAGGCGCAGGCGAACATGGTGAGCAGGCCGACGGGGTCACGCATGCGGACCTCCCCGGCTGCGCAGCCATGCATCGAGGTCGAAGGTGCGGCCGCGTTCGAGCAGGCCCAGGGTCAGCGTGACGCCCAGCGCCGCGCCGAGAAACGCAGCCAGTCCGGAAGCCTGCAGCGGCAGCCAGCGCATCACTTCCGGCGCGGCCAGATAGCCGAGCGCGATCGATACGCCGAGATAGGCGACGCGCCGCCAGATCGGCAGCTCCTTGGACGAAACGACAAACAGCGTGGCGCCGGCGAACGCGCCGATCAGCGCGTTGCCGTCCACGCCAGGCAGGGATGCGGCGACGCCCAGGCTGGCAGCCGCCGCCATCGCCATGGCGGGTTCGGTCATGAGTGGTCTCCATGAAAGCGAAAGGCCGCGCATGGCGGCCTTGGGATAGTGGAAAGGGACGTCGCGTGCTTACGCGGGAGGAAGCGCGGCGTGGGTGCCGTTCGCTCGATGGCCCATGATGCGTATTTTCGTCGGAAAGTGCGGAAGCGTCGATTCCGCGGTGCGTGTTGGTGAGAGCATAAAAAAACCGCCCAAGGGCGGCCTTCTTATGAAAGATGGCATGCGCTGCGTCCGGCAATTGCCGCTGCGGCTGCGTGTGTTTATCGATTGGATGGCGGGGTTGGTGGCGACCCTGGCGTAGCGTCGCGAAACGGGGACGCCGTCACCCCAGCGAAAGCTGGGGTCCAGCGTCTTAAGGCTCTGGACCCCAGCTTTCGCTGGGGTGACGAGTGTGTGGACCCCAGCTTGACCAGCTTCGCTGTTGTAAAGCGCCTCGCTGGGGTGACGAGAATGAAAGATGACGAAGTTCTGTCAGGGACTCTTGGACTGGCATTACGCCAGCGGCGTGCCGTTGGAATCCAGCATCACCATCACGAAGCGACCAGTAGTGCAGACGCGGCGGTCGCCCGGTTCGGCGGAACATCCCACGCTACGCATTTTCTCCGGAAAGTGCGGAAGCGTCGATTCCGCAGCGCGATGTTTTCATACCGGCGCGAGTGCGCGTTCCAGTGCACGCGCGCCACGCGTCTCCGCGCCCGCGCACAAGGCCAGCGTCCATTCGTAGACCGGACGCCACACGCGGCGATAGCTCGCTTCGTCGCGTTCGATCATCGCCGCGCGCTTGCGGTCGCTCACCGGCGAGTGGCCCTGTCCTTCGCATGGCTCGCACGGCAGCAGGCGATCCTGCGCGAACACTTCGCCGCGGCCTTCGCAATGCGTGCAGAGATTGGGCGTGGCCAGTTCCGCCAGCACGGCCACGCGCACCGCGCGGTAGATCGGCCCGACCGCGGGCCACTGGCGCGCCTTCGCTTCGTCCAGCGTTTCGGCGGCGCGCTGCAGGGCGGCGCGCTGGCTGGAGCGGGTGCCGTGGGTGCCGTCGATATCGTCCTCGGCCACGTGCACGGCCAGCTTCGCGACTTCCAGCTCGCGGCGCAGGCGCATCCATTCGCGCAGCTGCGCTTCGCGCACGATGCGGTCCAGTTCCGCGCGCTGCAGCTGCGCGCCATCCGGCCACCACACCGTGCACAGCACTTCGCGAGCGAGGCGGTCGTCGATCATGCCCAGTGCGCCGGCGATGTCCTGGGGAGTGAGTTCGGGCTGGCCGCCGTGGTGCGCTTCGAAGCGGGCGATCGAAGGGTTCAGGCGGGCCAGGAGCTTGCGTACGTTCATCGAATTCCTCCCTGGTTTTACGATGGATGGAGCGCCGGGAAGAGGGTCCGGAGCGGACGATTCCCGTAGGACAATGATAAGTTTACTTGGCACTGTTTGTCAATTACACTTGGCAGAACGCCAAGTAAACTTATCGACATGAACAGCTTCGCCGAACGCTTCAAAGCCGCCCGCGAACTCGCGGGCATCTCCCAGCGGGCGCTGGGCCGCCGCATCGGTTATTCCGGCTCGGCCATCAGCCAGTGGGAGGCGGGGGTGATCGAAGCAGACAACATCCGCGTCGCGGCGCTTGAGATGGCCGCCGGGATCATGGGCGTCTCGGTGCGCTACCTGCGCACCGGCAAGGAGGACGAGAGCCGCGGCGAGGTGCCCGGCGGCCTGCGCGCCGCCCAGCCGGACGTGCGCCAGCTGCCGGTGATCTCGATGGTGCAGGCCGGCTACGGCCGCGAGGCGGCCGATCCGTATCCGCGCGGCTATGCCGAGCAGAGCGTCAGCGTGGATGCGGAGCTGGCGCGCGACCTGGGCCGGCTGGCCTTCGCACTGGAGATCACCGGCGAATCGATGCTGGAGGAATTCCACCCCGGCGACATCGTGATCATCGACCCCGCGATAAAGCCGCTGCCGGGCGATTTCGTGGTGGCGCGCATCGAGAGCGACGGCAGCGCCACCTTCAAGAAGTACCGCAGCCGCGGCCGCGACGAACAGGGGCACGAGATCTTCGAACTGGTGCCGCTCAACACCGACTACCCGACCGTGGTGGTCAACGCGGCGAATCCCGGCAGCATCATCGGCACCATGATGGAGCACCGCCGGCGCCGCCGGCGGCACTGAGCGCGCGCATTCAGCGCGCGGCGGCGCGGCGCAGGCCGGTGTAGAGCGCGAACGTCCACACCCAATACGTGCCCAGGCACAGCAGCGCGCAGAACACGCCGATCAGTACGGTCATCGCCACCGTATCCAGCACCACCTCGACGAAGAAGCCGAAGCAGACATAAGCCAGCAAGGCGTTGGAGATAAGCGCGCCGATCGCTGCGATCAGCCATCGCCATCCATGGATGCCGGCCATATAGCGCGGCAGACCCAGCCACGCGCCGGCAAAAGCCAAGGCCACCGGGATCATCACGGCGCCGGCATAGCCGGCGGCGGCGAGCGTATAGCTGTCGATGCCGGAGGAGGCCAGCGCCGCCATCATCATCGGCGCCAGCATGGCCAGTACGCTGGCCAGCGACCATGCGGTCAGCCCGGCGGCGCGCCAGCGCGCATTGAAGGACGGCCACGGCAATGCATCCTTGCGCATGATGCGCGCGGCAATCATCCATGCGAGCCAGGTGCCGAGCGCATGCAGCAGCGGGTACACCAGCGAAGACACGATCATCATCGTCTGCATCGACGCGCCGGATAAAGTCAGCCGCACCAGCGCCATGGCTGCGCCGATCTGCACGCCCTGCCAGCACAGCAGGAATACGCCGAACAGCGACAGCACCAGGGCGGGCCGGCGGAAGGCCAGTTGTTCATGGCGCTCGCCATGCCATTGCGCGACCAGGAAGGCCAGGCCCACGCGGAACACCGCGCTGCCGGCGGCGGAGGCGTAGGCCATCACCCTGGCGCTTTCGCTCAAGGCGGACAGGCGGTGCAGCACGATGAGCGAGATAAGAAACGGCACAAGGCTGACGATCAGCGCGATGGCTGCGGCAAGCCAGGGGAGGGGGGCGGGGCGGGCAGAAGCGGTGGTCAGCAT